CCTGCCCGCACTCGTAGCCGACCGCGTGGAGCGCTTTGCACGCTTGGGTCTCTCAGACATCGGTGGCGAGACGTTTGCCACCTACGAGAGCGCCGTGGTGCGCATCACCGAGAACAACGTGGAGGCCTTAATCCGCACCGGTGTGCAGGAAGTGGGCAACGCCGCCCAGCAGGCGATATATGAGTTTGAGGCAGATCCTGACTGGATGGGCCCAGACGGTTTGGCCTGGACGGCAGTGCTCGACTCTGATGTCTGTCCGATCTGTCTGAAGCTGGACGGCAAGCGGTTTCCGACTGACTACCGCAAGGTCTCACCGCATCCACAATGCCGCTGCTATCTGGTGCCGTGGAAGTGGCGCAATGAAGCCATGACCGACCCGGACGGCAACACTGTCCAGCCCAATCGCCTCGCCGATGGTGATGGCGCCGAAGGTGCGCTGTCCTTCAAGGTGGCTGCCAAGCAGTGGGTCAAAGACAACCCCGAGACCGCGCAGGCCATCTTCGGCAAGAAGCTCGGCCAACGCTTGGTAGACGGTGAGATCAGCTTTGATCGTGCCGTCAAGCTCTGGCAAACTCCCAATCCACGGCGGGCAACCTAGCGGCAAGGGTGTGCCGCTATGACCGTCACTGTCGTTGCTACTGCTGGTGCGTCGAACGCCAACAGCTATCTGACAGTGGCTGCTGCGGACGATCTGGCTGATCTGTACCTCGGCACCCTCAACTGGGCATCAGCCACGACGGACAACAAAGGCCGTGCGTTGATCATGGCCACGCGCTACCTGGATGAGCTGAGCTACATCGGCACCAAGGCAGCCACCACGCAAGCATTGCTCTGGCCTCGCACTGAAGCGGAGTGCGGTGACTGGAGCTTCACGAACAGCGAGATCCCCAAGCCGATCAAGCAGGCCACCTTTGACTTGGCCGAATACCTGCTGGGTGATGGCAATGCCCTCTCTGGCACCGCTGCTGGCAGCAGTGAACTGATTAGCGGCATCCCCAATGCCAACCTCAAGCGTGCCCAGATTGATGTGATCAGCGTGGAGTTCAATACGACACAACAGGCTGATAGCAAGAACGCATTAAACGTTCTGCCGCACTTGTCTAAAGTGTTGGGATGCTTATGCACCAGCACCGCAGCGTCAGCCTTCGGGTCGCGCACTGTCCTCCGAAGTTAGGGAAGATGCGCGTTGCTGAAGGCCAGCTTGATTTCTTCAGCACTCCGGTCGCTGCACCGGAGAAAAAGCGCAGCGAAGGACACCTTGCTAAACCACTGACCCGCGAGGAACAGCGGCGTTTTGGCCGCATGTATGCCGAGAACATCGGCCTGATCAAGATGTTCGGCGGGAAGCTGTGCCGCAAGTACAGCCACTGCATGGCCAAGGAGGACATCTTCTCCTGCTGCGACATTGCGTTCCTCAAGTCATGCCGCGCTTGGGATCCAGAGAAGGGGAAGCTGAGCACGATTTTCTGGAGCTTTGCCCAAGGTGAGGTGCTGCACTTCTTGCGCGGTCACAACTGGACCATCAAGGCGACCCACAAGGTGCGGCTACTGGGCAATAACGCCAGGCGGCTTATGGCGTTGGGCTGGCAGCCAGCAGCGATCTGCAAGGAACTGAGCTGCAGCAAGCAAGACCTCAAGGAAGCGCTGCTAGCGACAGCAGGCGTTGCCCATGACGTGAAGGGCTTTGATCTGCACGTCTGCCCACGCATGACCCCATGGGAGGTGCTTGAGGCTGAAGAGGAGGCTGCTGCTAGTTAGGGGCAACCTAAGGCACACGCCACAGGTTTAGATCATGGCCACCGGTGCCTTTTTTAACTCGCTGGGGTATCGGTTCTATGTGAAGGCCGGCACCACCGCTAGCACCAACCCCACTGCAAGCACCGGCATGACTGAGGTGCTGTCCCTGACTAACGCTGGCATTCAGGGCACAAGCCAGACGCAGGAAGTGCAGGACTACGGCAGCACACTGGGCTTTACTGCTTCGCTGGTGACCACGCAGGCCTACACGATCCCCTGCGAGATGAACCTCAACCTGAACGACGCGGGCTATGCGGTGCTGAAGAACGCAGCACTGAACGCTGCTGGTGGCACCACCGTTGAGTGGTATCGGGAGTCGCCTGAGATGAGCAGCACCGGCAGCCCTGAATATCACTCCGGCGTTGCGTTTGTGACCGACTTCTCTGAGTCGATTGCTGCAGGCAACGTTGCCACCGTCAGCTTTACTCTGTCGGGCTACGGTGCCTACACCTGGAGCGCCGAGACCAACGCCTGAGCAACCTAGGCAGTCGGGTGGACGACAGGGCGGCCAGCTGGAGATGGCCGCTTTTTTATGCCTACAGTCCGCCGAGACCGTCTAGGCGTCGCCATTGCTCGGCAAAGAAGCGATCTAGAGGTTGCTTCTCAAGTGCTGGGCGAATCCAGTTGCGTCCTGGCACCAGTGTGCCCTTGCTGGTGGTGTAACCGGTGAGAATCAACCCGGCATACATAAAGCCGCTCTTGCTCTTTGGCTCCCATGTGAAGCGCAGCTGCGTCGCACTGGGGCGATCACGGCGCTGAGACCGCAGCAAACCGCCAAGGTCCACGATGTCCCTTGGGCTGCTTACGGTCTGACCATTGCGGCGTTTGGTGCTGCGCGGCCAGCCAAACTGCGGCGTTTTGATCTCTTCCTTGAGCTGATCACCTAAGACCTTGCCGTAGCTGGTCATGATCTGCGGCACCCTCAGCTTGAGCTGATTGGCGTTCCAACCGGTCAGCTTGAAGTTGGCCTTGACCTGAACTGGCATCAGCCCTGCACGTAGCGGGCCAGGCGGATCTTGTCGCCGATCACCTGCTGTACGGTGCTGCCGAGTAGGCCCGTGGTGCCGTAGGGGTAGCGGCTGTTGATTACCTCGCAGTCAATGGCGCCCTGGCCAGCAAAGTTGAGCGTTCCAATCACGCCGGGCTTGATGCGGGCATCGAGTGCCTGCGGGTTGACCGCATAGCCGTCGTAGGTCTCCACCTCAGTGTCGACACCAGGGAAATCTGATCCTCTGGTGCTGCCTTGGCGTAGAAACAGATTGACGGTGACGGTTTCGCTGGCCGGCACCACGTTGCCTGTGACCGCATCAGTCACGGTGCCAACGGTCGGAACTGTGAAGATTGCAGTGGCGTTGGCCAGTGCAGCGAGAGCGCTAGTCATGGCCTAGGTTCCCGCGATCAGCGGCAACTTAAGGTCACATGAAGGGGCGTTGTGGCGGATCAGCTGGGCAGTGCTGTACTCACGCTCAGTGTTGACGACAGCCAGTTCAACGCAGGGCTGCAGCGTGCGCAATCCACTGTCCAACAGGTAGGCGGTTCTTTGCGCAATGCGCTTGGAACGCTTGGCGTTGCTACATCTGCCGCTGGTATCGCTGCCTATGTAGGCAATCAAGTCGCTCAGCTAGATACAGCTTCGGCGGCTGTGCGGACGCTGGGCGTTGATTCGCAAGAGCTTGGCACCAAACTCCGGGCGTTGTCGGTTGAGCTTGACAACAACATTAGCACGCTTGATCTCACCAAGGCTGCATACGACGTTGCTAGCTCTGGCTTTTCTAGCGCTGCAGATGCCACGCAGATCCTGCGTGCTTCGGCACTCGGTGCCAAGGGCGGCTTTGCTGAGGTCAACGACGTTGCATCAGCGCTCACTGGTGTGCTGAATGCCTACGGACTGTCTGCCTCTGAGGCATCCAACATTGTTGACGGGTTTGTGCAAACCCAAGCGGATGGTGTGATCACCGTGCGCCAATATGCAGCTGAGATCGGCAACATCGCCTCGATTGCAGCAGCGTCTGGCGTTGGCATTAAGGAGCTGAATGCTGCCATTGCAACGGCCACGCTTCGAGGTGTGCCGGTGGCGCAGACCTTCACCGGCTTGCGTCAAGCACTGGCCAGCATCATCAAGCCATCTGAGCAGGCTAAGGATCTTGCTCAGTCGCTTGGCATTGAGTTCAACGTTGGTGCATTGCAGGCCAAAGGCCTGGGCGGTGTGTTGGCTGATGTGCAGCAGAAGACGGGTGGTGCAGCCGACAAGATCGCCATCCTGCTGGGCAGCGTTGAGGCCCAAGCCGCTGTTCAGCCTTTGCTTAATGACCAGCTAGTCAAATACAACGAACTGCTTGAGAAACAAGCCAATGCCGCTGGTGCTGCTGCTACGGCATCTGAGACAAATGCGGCAACAATTTCAGGCGGGCTCCAGCAGATTGGCAATGGATTCTCAAACTTGGCTACAACGCTAGATACAATTCTTTCGCCTTTGTTTGCTGGCTTTATTAGGGACATCAACACTGTTCTCTCAAAGCTTAATCAGGTTGCCGCGCTGGCTCCAGACAAAGTGCTAGCGCGTGAACGAGAGGCTACAGACGCCGTTGCAGGTCAGTTGTTTCCTGGTCAAGGTAGCGGTTTCTTTGGCCCGGTCAGCATCAACTACAACGGCAAAACGTACAAAGGTAGTGCTACCGGAGTCAAAGAGGCAATCCTTCAAGAT